CCCGGACCTAAAGGTTCACCTATGGTGAATTTTAAGTCCAGAGGTACGTCATACCCCCTTAAAGTTGACTACTTAAAGGGATGGCGTACAGGGAAGCGTGCTCGAGGAGATATGATAATCCAAGATAACGTTGGGACGAGACATGTAAATGGCGGTCTAGCTAACGAGCTAGAACGACGACGTCGTTCATATGAAGAATTGATGCAGAACCTCAGTGGAGCTCAAGTTGAGTTCCCTGGAGTTACGCGATATTCAACAATGGACCTGGGTCACACTATGGAGTCTATGAGATTCCGTGGTGCCCCAATGCATGTCAAACAAGTGTTCAGCTCTGGACAGACTACTCTCTTCGATGGTTTTCCATCTGGAGCGCTCTGTCCTTCCTGGTTTAATATTCCAGGGACCGCTAGCAAGTTCCCCGATAGGGGAACTTTGCTTTTTCCGGCGGCTGAACCTTATTCAGTAACCAACAGGCTTTTCGAGAATCAATCTCCGTCTAGTAATCTAGGCGTGGGAGAGACTATCGTAGAACTTGTTCAGGGAAATATCCCCAAATTACTGACATCTTTACGTTCTAGTGTCCATCTGGCCAAACGTCGATATGAAAACGGTCTTCGTCAGACCGAGATTCTCCGAAAGTCGGAGGACCCATATCGTTTCAACCTTATTAAAAAAACTTGGGGTTCTACCCCAAGGTGGTTGAAGACGTCAGGTAAGGACTATCTAGAGTTCCAGTTTGGTCTGAAACCTATAATATTGATGTTTATTGATTTAATCAAGTTAGTCAATAATATAGGAGATTCATTCCAAGGAGACTCGTTCCGGCGTAAAACCGGATCTTTTGTCTTCTCCGCTAGCGATTCCTTTACACCCAAGTCGGGTGTGTGGGGATTCGCTTATCATAACAGCGGACCTGGATATATACTTGGACCCAAGTACCCCATATTTGCTGGATCGGCGTTATCGCCGGTCATTGATTATGATATCAACAGCTTTATGGATGTACGCCTATCACTTCGTGCTACAAAGGGCGGTCGACCGACTAGAGGATTGAAATCCTTTATCGATGAGTCGCCCGATATAGTTAGAAAGTTAGGCCTGTGGTACCCGTCCCTTGGTTGGGACGTTCTACCTTACAGTTGGTTAATCGACTATTTCGTCCATATTGGACGAGGTATCGAAAATGTTGCACAATACAGTGAATCCGGTGTATCACCGATCGATTACGCGTATGCGACTTACCAGTCTATTACACGTGTCTCGGCTATACCTCAACGCCTTAGCATGAGTTCTGGTGGATTAACCTGTTCCGTTAACGGAGCGGGCGCTTCCATCACTCGTGCCAGAGCACGTAGAAGGGCAACACCCTTCGGATTCGATAGGAATTTGACTAGCTTAAGTGCTTATCAGTTTTCTATCCTCGTAGCCCTCGGCCTTGCTAAATCTAAGTAAGGCTTTCCCCTCTTAAAAGAAGGAGGTCCAATTTAAAAAATTATAAAAAGGAGCTGGCCACATGGCTTTTGCTGATCCACAATCAATTACTATCGATGGAACCGCGACATCACTCGCAAGAGTGATGTCTGGAACGGAGGTTGGTACCTTCGTTTCTAGCGACACCAAGCTTAGGCTTGAAGTCGTTCCGCGCGTTTCAAATCGAAACCGAACTGTACGTTCGGCCGCCCTCAAGAACGTGAAGATCACAAGCGATCCGCTCGTTGCCACCACTAATGTGCGTGTCAACGATACGATCCGTTTGATGATCGATCGTCCTGCTGACGGGTATTCCGATGCAGAAGTTGTCAAGCAGGTAACCGGGTTTATCGCCTGGCTTACTGCTAACACTAATGCAAACCTTATCAAGCTCGTCGGTGGTGAGAACTAGATGTCTCCTGACACGCTAGTAATCATCATCGTGATGCTGACCGGGTTTTGTGGTTTGACTTTCGGCTATGCCTTTGGCATGCCTAAGGGTCGTAAGCACTAGTCTCACTGTGGCCTATGGATGTTACTAACCTAAGAAAGGCAGAACATGAAAAGCCACAGTCTCCTGCCATCCATGCTTAAAGATATGCATGGATGGATAGGTACTAACCCAAAGATGGACCTTAGAACGGTAGATCGCCGCCTCAGTAATGAGGGACTCGGCTTTCTTTCCGTCACGCTTCCACAACTGGATGAGCTTCTTTTAGAGGCTCTTACCGTTGGTTTCATCCCTACTTTCGTAGGGTGGGAAACGAAGCGGGGTACTAACCTTCCATCATTTCTCTATGACTTTTGGTCTAAGATTTTTGATGATGAAGGGTACCTAAGGACCTATCCAGATCATTTTTGTATCAGGGCCATTCGTCAAATTTCGAAGTTTCATAAGAAAATTTCCGAAGTTTGCGATGTCGCACTGGTTGATAAAGCCGTTTCGGCTTTCATCAAGACGGATAGGGAACTTTGTCATGTTCCCCTTCCCGATACGAATGATCTAACCAATATCGCATTCTATGCATTCGGATCTCTTTCGAGATTCGTCTATACAGATCTTGATCCAAAGCATGGACCGGGAGCTGTAGCAGAGAGTGTCGACTCCATTGAGAAGTACAGTTTTAACACTGTATCCGAAAGGATACTCAATGAGGTGCCAATCGATGCTTTTAGGCCTATCTACAGCCGTATGGCTGAAGATCCGCCTTCGATTGGTGAGGTTCCAGCACGGCTAGTAGCTGTTCCAAAAACAGCTACGAAACCGCGCTTAATATCTATTGAGCCCTCCTTTAACCAGTTTGTTCAACAGGCTATGAAGGAGAAGCTACACGAGTTACTCTATCGAATGAAAAACCTTTCGAATGAGTTTCAAGAACCTAATCAGGAACTTGCTCGTGTTGCCTCTTTAGACGGTCGTCTTGCGACGGTTGATCTTAGTGAGGCATCAGATAGAATTCGTTGGGACTTGGTACAACGTGTCTTTTCACGTTCTCCAAGGTTCGTTAGATTTCTAGCGAACACCCGTTCGAATTACCTCGATATTGGTGAGTCGAAGTTGATTTGTTTACACAAATTCGCTTCGATGGGATCTGCTTTGACCTTCCCCATTGAAATAATGGTTTTCGGTTGTATTGTCATACAGACAATACTCCTCGATGAGGGTCTGAGCGTCAACCCGGCTAACGTCAGAACAGCGTTACGCCG